TCTACCTCTAATAGCTCCCATGATCCGTGATCCGTCGGCCAGTCTCTGTGTACCAGCTGTATTGGTTGCTGTAGGTGTATAAGTATTAATATCCTCTTGGTCCGAGAATCTAATAAACATTTCATCTTGTGTTAATGGATCACCAATAGTTGTTTCTGTTCCAAAAAATACTAAGTGTCTATCAGGAGTAGATACTAACATATGACGTGAAGATGTTGGTGCGCCAGATATAACCGTAGCTCTAGTTGCTGTTGCATTTGATGAAGAAGAGTCCCATTCAAAACAAGCGTTATTGTGAATTAAACAAATAGCTTTATCTCCAAAGTTATCTAATGACCACATACCTGGTTCAACAATTAAATCTCCTGACGCTGCTTCTCCCCATGCAACATAGTCAGTTGAATTTGTCACTGTATCTCCATCACTGTGAGATGCTGCTGTTGTTCCTGCTACACCTCTAGTACATCCTGTTAAAGTGTTACTACTAACTCCTGTATATGAAATTTCTTCAGAACCTATTATAATAAAATTAGTTCCACTGTCTGGAAACTGTGAAGCATCTGATAGTGTAATACTAGTTACTGCAGCGTTGATTGCTCCATCTAAAGTTGTTGTTACTGCTCCTGCAGCAGGACCACTCCAAGAACCTAAACCCCAACCAAAACCTTTTCCTTGAACAGATGGACCTACTGTATAATAATGTTGAATTCTAATACCTCCAGATGTGGTTGCACCACTACCTGTTTCATTTGATGGCATTGTAATTGTTATAGTTGTTGTAGAAGGCACCGATGTTATCATAAATTTTTTATCATCAAAATCTGATGCACTAAAATTAGAATTAGTTATTGTTGTAAAATTATCTAAAAGAATAATATCATTATCTGTCATATTATGTGCAGAAGGAAAAGTTATAGTAACAGTGGGAGATCCATTAGTTGTGCTGAAAGCATTAGTAAGAGTAGTTGTAGTATCTATGGGGTGTATGTCGTAGAATACTCCACCTGAATATGCATATAAAATACTGTTTGTACCTATGATTGCGTACTTTCTACCTAAGCTGTTTACAAAATGATGTAGTCCTCTGGCTGCTCCAGTTAGATCATCTGTTCCTAACTGTTTCCATCCACCTATTTTTTCAGGTGTGCCATATCTAAAACGTACATTATCACAATCTACCCATTGTGCTTCAGCAGTAGTTTCCGATATTTGTTTGTTGATGCCTGGTTGAAATCCAATTTTTTGTAACATATTTTAACCTACTCATTTTTATTAACATCACCGTGTTCTTTAGCATCACCATATTTTTCAATTGCTTCTGTAGCAAGTTTAATTAAAACAGCAGAATGTGTATAGCTATCAAACCGATTCATACGAATATAACCTTTAATAAAGAGTCTAAAACGTTCTCTCCAAGATAACTCTATGTCTAGCTCTTTTTCCTTAAAAATATAACGCATTTTCTAATCTTACCATTTAATTTATTTAAAATCAACTTTGCAATGTAGGGTGTAAACTGGGTTGTTTACCATCAAATTTATATTTTGTGTTGGGTCCATTTTGGTTTACATAATGCAAAAAAGCTTGTGCATGCCAATCTCCAGTAAAATGCTTACGAGAGTGTTCTATTTCACAACCCAAATATATACAAGCATCTCCTGGCAATAATTCAATAGGAGTATCTTTCATATAAATAGGCCATTTTGTGCCATCACTACCAAACATTATTGTTACTGAAATTTCACAAGAAGGTCTATCTGTATGAGAAGTAAGTTCAGAGTTATAAGTATATACCCTTGAAAAAGAATAAGTAGGAAATAATTTTAATTTAGTTTTATTTTCCATTAACTTTAATTTGTTATAAAGTAATGCTTCAGTAAAAGGGTCTTGATAAAACATAGTATCTCCATTATTATTTTGATTTTTATCAAACTTTGTACTGTTTTGTCTATGTCTTATAAGTATATATTTTTTAGCTAATTCAATTTCTTCTTTTGATAAAAAGTTTTTAATAACTTTGTATTTATTTTTTTCTAAAGAGCCCATGATACCACCGCATATCTTGTTCCTTTACTTACAGGTTTTACTGTATGAGGAAACATAAAATTACTTGGAAAAATAATACCTCTGTTTGGTTTTACATCAACTGTAAGTATGTCTTTTTGATAATCTAAAGATTTAAATACTAATTCACCACCTTCATAGTCATTATTTAAAAACAAAACTACAGATAAAGTTCTGGGACTTCCTGAACAATGATCAGTATGGGGTTTATAAAAACCAGAATTTTCATATTTTAAAATAGTAACTTCTGTTAGACCATTAATTTCAACAGAAGGTATATTTAATTTTTGTCTATAATTACCTATTATATTAAATATTGTTCTAGATAAAAAATTAAACCAATGTACTCCAGTTTGTGAAAGCATTCCTGGATTTAAATAAGCATTAGATACTTTTCTAATTTTAGTATCTATTTTTTGATCAATACCATTTGTAACCTTTGCTTGTTCAAACATATCAGGATTTTTTGCAATCCATTTTATAAAAGAAGATAATATTGGATAAGGCATAATTTCATCTTCAATATGAATAAGATTTTTTATTTCCATATTTTTCTAATCCAATTATGTCTTTTATATCTATCTTGAAATTTTGAAAAATAACTAAATATTTTAGAAGAATTTAATTCTACACTTTCTTTTTTAAAATACCAAGAATCTCTTTTAAAAGGAATAACTTGTACATAAGGCATCCCTTGTTTAAATTCTTTTTTAAACTCTGGATATTTATCATGATTAATTAATATTGGAAAATTTACCATTCCTTCAAATGTATCAGTATCTACAATTGCAGTTAGTATATTCCAATAATCATTTTCATTATAATGAGGAGAAGTAAATAGACAAGAATACCCTGGAGGTGTTATTATTTTCCAAGGGTTTAAAATTTTTAAAAAAGCCTGACTTCCATTTTTTTTAGAAATGTATGAGTTGTCTCCTCCTAGTTGATCGGTAGAGTGTATTTGTAAATCAGAGCTATTTAAATTATAATCTCCAAGTTTATTGTCATCTATTTGACCATCTAAAGAAAATCTAAAACCACTATCTTTTTTTTTAAGTTTTTCATTATAAATATTATATTCTATATAAAAATCTTGTGGAAGAGGTAGTATATAACCTGCTGTCATACTATCCATAAAAGGCATACAACTTTTTATACTCCTACCTTTTGAATGATGTAATACTTTAATTTTCTTATACCAATCAGGTAAACAATGGCTGGAAAGTTTAGGTTCTATTTCTTTAACATCTAAAAGATCTGGATGACATTGAAACGTTATTTTTTTCTTTCTTAAAAACATCGAAAGGTTTTTAACAAATAATTAAGGTAATTGCAAAAACTTTTTTTGAGGGTATCCTGGTTGTGCATTAAACCATTGTTGAAAAGAATTATTGGATATAGGTAAAGTTAAAGTATCTACGTCTATAGCTTCTAGTTTAGAAAGATAATCTTGCCAAATTGATAGATCTTCATTATTAGGATTTGAAGATATAAAAAGTTTTATAGAGTCTGATTGATCTACTACTTTTGTTTTAATTTCTGCAGATTGTTCTTCTGCATTTAAATCAGCAAAAGAATAGTTAGTTGCAGTTTCAACTACTGACCCATCTTGTAATGTTATTTTTTTTTGAACGTGTGCAACATCATCAAATAATTGATCTGAAATTTCTGCTGTTGGATAAGCAGGCCATGCTCTATTAGAAAGAGCATTTTTTTCAGCATCTGATTCTGCTAAATATTTAAGGTCACCTAATTCTGTAAAAATTGCATGTTTAGACATTATTTATTATCCATTCTCATAAATTACTAAATCTCCTGAAACACCATCACTATAACTTAAGTTATTAAAACCAGGTTGAGGAGCGTTTGATAAATCAGAAAGACCTAAACCAGATGTCATAGGTACAACGTATCTTACGGTATCTGCAATTGTATTAGTAGCTGAAGAAAAAGACGCTGGTGCAGGAGAGTTAGAAACTGCTCCAGTGGTTCCAGGGTTACTGTTAGCATTTACTGTTGCTAGGCCACCACCATTTCCACCAGTTATATTAAATACATTTGCTAATGAAGTAGTACCACCAGCATTACCAGCATTTGCTCCATTACCAGGATGATTAGCTCCTCTATTTCCTCTAGCACCTACAGCGTAAGGTTGTGAAAAAGGTGCAGATATAGGGTGAACGTAGACAGCAAAAGCACCACTGCCGCCCCTTGCTCCTGATCTAGTTGGAGAAGAACCTCCACCACCACCAGCACCTGAAGCTGCATAAATAACTAGTTTGTTACTGTTGTTAGATGCTGTAAAAGTTCCTGAAGCAGGTCCGTGTCCTAATAAAGTAGGAGTCATCCCAGCACTTCCTGCTGATCCACTTGCAGCAGTTACAACTCTTCCTTGAGAATCAACAGAAATTGTTGCTGCTGTAAAATCTCCTTTTGCTACTGGTTTGATTATTTTCGGCATTTAAATTATCCTCCTATTAGTCTACCATTTCTACATAAGAAACATGAAAAGCTATATCACTGGCAGCGCCAGCTGTTACAGCTATAAGATCTGTTTCATCTAAATAGATAGGTCGGCTAATTAAATCTAATGTTGAATCTGCAGGTACAGAAATTGTACTTGCGATTTTATAATAAGTCGAACCATTGTCGTTACTAATTTCTACTGTTACATCAGCAGCG